TCTGCCAATTCGTGGGCACGTATGCGAGCCTCATGAAGGTGCAAGGGAATCTCAACCGGCGAGTGTCTTCGATGCAACTCCCAGAGGATTAGTGCACCATTGAGCGCCCAGCGGAGGTTGTCGGGATCGCGCTCCATTTCCCTGGGACGACGAGACCGCGCTTTGCCCTCTGGCGTTGACCTGTAGTACTCATGCATAGAGATCCCGCTCGAATGGAGGTGTGCAGAGGCTGAGTGATAGACATGAGCGTATGCGTAAAGGAGATCGTCGCCTTGTGCGTGCTTTAACAGATCAGCCATCTTGAATGCAGAGGGGGTCAACTGGATGCCGACCAGATCACTGATTGAATCGGAATCAATTAATTCCCACAGATCCCCAGACTTCTTACCCCTTGTAATCCTGATTCCACTCCCAGCTTCCCGAACATCCTGTTCCGCCTTCTCAAGATACCCACGCTCCTCTGTGGTCATTCCATCCCAGTGGTACTTTCTTACGATGAGTTGGTTGACACGAGTGGCTAGCAAGTTCTCGAGCGCGCTCCGATGGTGCGACTGTTCCTTTGGGTCGGCAAGCATCCACCGAACTCGAATCAACGATTCAAGAATTGCCCTGGCTGGGTACCCAGCTTGGGGGTAGAGGCTGCTCTCCGTGAGAACAATTGCGGCATGGAGATCAAAGTGAACCTTGAACAGCGCAAGAGCGGTCGTTCTCTCCCTCCAGTCCGCATCATCGCCGTATGAATAATCGTCGAGGTACTCCAACAATGCTGCGTGCGCTAGTCGAGCTGCGGTTATGATCCTCTTCTCCTCGGCCTCTGAGTATGACATAGGGTAAAGTGTACTGATCTTCCCAAGAAGTCTCATCCCGCTTGTGCTGATATCCACAACAGGTTCTGATTAACTTTTGATCGCCTCCGCCTGCTGACCCGCTCGGCCCTTCGGCAGATTGACCTGGCGCCGCGGCGGACTCGGCTTCGGCTGCCCGAACTCCCGGAACGGTCGCACGACCGGCACCTGCTCGCACTGATCCCATGGATGGGGCGGAAGCGGAACTCCCGTCACAGGATAGATCCCAGGTCCGAGACCATACAGATCCTGGGTGGCCAGGACATCACACTCGTCGAAGTCGGAGTGCGCCGGCGAGAGGCGCCAGCCGACGGCCTCCACCATCGGATCGTCCTGGTACTGCTGGACCTCGGCCTCCTTGCGGGCGTTGAACACCTCGCTGAAGGCGATCCGCTCGGAGTTGTGCCGCATGGTCTGGGAGACGTTCAGGAGGGTGCGGGCCCGGGGATCGTGGAGCGCCTGGCGGGCCAGGGACCGCAGGTCCTGGATGTCGACCTCCAGGCCGAACTCGCGCGCCACGGCCTCGAACTGCCGGCTGCCGGTCACGTACCGACGCAGGGCCCGGGCGAGCTTGTCCGGACTCACGCCCTGCAGCAGGGATCCCCGCATGATGGCGTCCACCTCGGCCCCGCCGCGAAGGGCGTACTGCGGCAGCAGGGTCTTCCAGGTGCGGGCCGCTCCCCCCAGGGTCTCGTAGGCGCCGGCCATGCGGATGTTCGCCGGGGAGACCAGGCCGGCAGCCAGGCCCGATCGGCCGGCCAGGACCAGGGCCCGCTCACCGGCCTCCTGCCAGAGCTCCAGGACGCCCTCGAAGGCCTCAGTGCGCCGCGCCCCCATCACCTGCAGGAGCTCCTCCGATAGCTGGGCGGACTGGAACCGGATCAGCTGCTCGAGCTCACCCAGGATCCGCTGCAGCTGAGCCTGTGAGGGGTTGCGTGGGAGGGACGCCAGGCGCCTGGTGATGGCGTCGGCATAGTCCTCCAGGGCGTCCCGCATATCCCGGATGGAGGAGGCGGCCAGTCGACCGGAGAGGGCCCGGGCCCGGATCTGGGCCCGGCGATAGGGGGAGAGGATCTCCGATCGGCGGGGGGGCATCTACCGCCTCGATTCGGGCTTCGGCTGCTCCTGCCTCAGGTCGTGTTCCTCAAGCTCAGACAGCCGGCGCGGGCCGCCGACCATGATCCCGGGGGCCAGCCACTCGGTGCCGGACCAGTTGCAGTCCTGACAGCCCTGGCCGCCACAGGAATCATGCAGGATCCGGGCGAGACGGACCCCCCTCTGCTGCCGGCGGTACCGGTAAGGCAGGAGGTACCACACGGCCTCAGCCTCCCACGCCCGGGAACGCCCCCATGCCGGACAGGAAGTCCCGCTCCCGCTCGTCCTGAGCCTCGGCCAGCATCAGGGCCCGCTCGCGCATCAGGTCCATCTTCAGACGCTCGGTCCCGTCCTCCAGCTTGACCATCTCCTTGGGATCGAAGTAGTTCAGCGCCGCCAGGACCGTCACCGACATCTCGGCACGGGCCTCGGCCGGAATCGGCAGCCCGGCGATCGCCTGGAGGGTCTTCTTCAGCTCGTGCAGTCGCACCGAGGCCCGCACCTGCCCCTCATCCAGCGTGAGCCCGTCGTAGGCGGCCAGCTGCCGGACCATGCTGAGGACTCCCTCCTCCCCGATCGGCGCAGGGGTTCCGGTGCCCAGGTAGCGCTCGGCCAGCTTCGTGGCCAGCTCCTGCGGATCGGAGACTGCGAAGTCCTCGCTGCGCTCCACCCGGGAGATGAACCACTTGGCGCGGTCGTCGAACTCGATCTGCTCGATGCGCCAGAGGACTCCGTTCTCACCGGTATCCAGCGCCGCGGCCAGCATCTGCAGGAAGGCGCCCACCCCCTGGGCGACGTCGTGGCGGACCTCCGTGGCCGTCTTCTCCCGGGCGGCGTCACCGTACTCCCGGAAGCCCGTGATGTAGAACTCCTCGACCTTGCGCTTGAGGACCTCGCTGGTGGCGGTTGCGGGACCGGAATCCGGGGCAATGAATGTCGGGTTCCCGGATCCCTGCTCGCTCATGTAGCCCTGCAGGACGGTGCTGCCCTTCTTCAGTTCCTCGACCATCCGCGTGTAGTAGTCGTCGTCCCCCGGCAGGACCAGCTTCGAGAAGCCGGCCTTCCACACCCCGTAGTCGCGGATGGACTCCAGGTTGAACATCGAGATCGCCTTCTTGGCCATGAGCCAGCCGACGAACCGGCGCATGGGGAGCTCGACCGGGAAGATCGGCAGCGCGGGCGTGCCGTCCGGGGCCTCGAACCCACGCGTGTAGGCCCCCTCCTCCAGGAGGACCTCGGACTCGCCTCCCTGGTCGTCCTTGGCGATCTTGTAGCGCTGCCAGCCCTTGGTGCCGTAGACGACGAACCGCTCCTCCTGCACCGGCTCCTGGGTGATGTCGGTCCGGACGTCGGTCGTCTCCTTGAGCACCACCTGGACCAGGGTCCCGTCCTCGTACCGCCAGTTCGGAACCGCCGAGGCCGGGAAGATGCGCACCAGGGGCGTCTCGTCGGTGGCGTCCGCCACCACCCAGATCTTGCGGGAGTGGATGAGCTCGACCGCGGCCTGCTTCCAGACCGTGAGCCAGCCGTTGCCGTGGCCGTCCGCGTCCTGGTAGAGCCGCCCTATCGGGGTGTCCAGGTCGTCGGTGGCCCCCAGGCCGTTGTCCTCCTCGTCCAGGAAGACCCTGTTGGCCTGGCCCTCGACGGCGAAGATCATTCCCGCCAGCTCGTCCACCAGGGTGGCGAAGTGGTTCGTATAGTCCGCCAGCTGGCAGCGTTCCTTGTACGCCTCCTGGGTCTCGCCCTGGGACTTCATGACCAGGTAGGAACTCACCCGGTCACTCTCCAGGACCTCCCCGGTGTAGGCGTCGCGCGCGAACACCAAGCGATCGGCGTTGACCGAGTACTCCGGGTGCTGGTGGCGCAGCCAGGACTTCCGATTCTGCTCGGGCATATCGCCCCTCCTACACTGTGACGGTGGCGCCCTTGCCGCTGGACCTGCTGGTCAGGGCCAGCTTGTTGAAGGCGCCGGCCGCGGCATCCACCTGGTCCTTGAACTTCGAATCCGGGAAGGCGTGGGACTCCTTCAGGAAAGGCTCGTTCCACTCCCCCCGCACGAGCACGACGTTGCCGGCCTCAGCCTGGGCACTCATGGGCTTGGCACGCGTCACCTTGTCGCCGGTGACGCGATCGGCGCGCACCGTGTATCCCGCCAGCTGCTTGACCGAGGCCTGCGCGGACTCCTTGCCGCCCGCTCCCGGCTCCTGCTCGACCCAGATCTCGACCCCGCGGCCGTCGGCCTCCGCCTTCTGCTGTATGACCTGGTCGCGGTGGCCGGCCGACCACTGACCGCGCACGACGTCCTCGATGTAGAAGATCCCCGCCTGGTAGGCGATGCGGGCGCCGGCCGAGAAGGCCCCTCCACCCTCGGTTGCCGCCTTGTCCCAGTAGCGGACTCGGCGTGCCTGGGCGGGCGCTGCGGACACGATCGGGAACCAGGCACGGTTGAAGACCTTCCCGGCCGAGGGACGGACCTTCCAGTTACCCCCCCGCAGTCGCTCCCGGTCCACCAGGGGCAAGGCCTCCAGATTGGACTCATACCCCGGGTCCTTCTCCATGAGAGCCGGGTTGTCCTCCAGGCGGGACCGGATGAACGTGAGGGACTTGGCGAACTCCGGCTTAGGCAGGTCCTGCGGGCGATCCGACCAGACCAGATCATCTCCGATCCGGTTGAAGTAGCGTATGACGCCGTCCCGCTCGGGGATCGGGTATCCCGACTCCTGATCGATCCACCACCGGACCAGGTCGTGGAGCCAGCCGCCGACCTCGTCATCATCCGGTACCGGGTTGCAGGTGGCCCGCACGTAGGGCCGGATCCCGGTGGTCGAGCGGTTCCGGCCGACCAGGTACCAGAACTGGCTGGCCAGGAACTCCTCGAGCTGGTCGAAGGCCAGGTACCCGACCTGGGAGCCCTTCCAGTCCAGGCGGTGCTTCTCGTGCTGCATGTGCGAGAAGGGGAACTTGAAGCCCGAAGGGAAGGTCCACCGCGGCGGCAGTCCCTCCATGGGGACCGCGCCGGGAATGCGCCCGTAGACCTCCTGCGAGGTATCCCACAGGCCGCCCGGGTTCTTGATCTGCGGGTAGGTGCGCCGGAAGATGGTGGCCGTCCACTGCGGATTCGCGGAGTGCCTGAGGGCCTCCAGGAGCAGGGAGAAGGACTTCCCCCCTCCGGCCTGGCCGCCGAAGATGAGGATGTCGGCCGGGCACGCAAGTGCGCGCTCCTGAGGACCCGGCTGGGGACCGATCCGGACATGGTCAGCCGTCCCCGTTGCCGGCATCTCTTCCGTTCTCAGGCAGGTAGACGTGGACGGCCAGGGGAGCGCCGCCGGGCCCGGAGTGCTCGAAGCGTTCTCGGTACTTGTCTGGACGCGCACCCTTGAGCAGAAAGATCAGCAGTGTGTCCGAGTACCTTCGGACGGTCCCCCCGGCCCTGCCCCGATACCAGCCGACCGGCTCATCCACGCCGTCAATGGCTCTGCGGCGGGCCTCCTCCTCCATCAAGTCGGCAGCCATCGTCTCGGCGCGTGCCACGCACTCCTGGAACTCAGTGTCTTCGAGCCACTGCCTGGTGTATGGGGTGGTCCGGTCGATACCGGCCAACTCGCTCGCACGGCCCTTGTGACCGGTCTCGGAGAGGGCCGCGAGGTATGCCCTCTTTTTCGGATGACGAATGTGGTCGAACGGTGAGGGCTCAGGGTGGTCCTTGCAGCGGCCCGATGAGCGGTCGGTTCCCCATCCGGCCTTGCGTCCGCATGGCTTGCCGTTCGCCCGCTTGCCTCCCTCGTCGCCACACGTCCGCGCCACTGGTGCCCCCTGAAAAGGTGAGCCCCCGACCACCGGCGTCATTAGCGGCCGGACAGCCGGGGGCTCTGCGAGGAGGTCATGTCCGAGAGGACACAGCCACGAAGGTCAGGCTATGGTCAGGTAGAGTAAGGGGTAAGGACTTGATACAAAGTTGTATGCTGGTACATCTGTCTGGTGTATCATCTGCAATTGTCGAAGTTCTCCAAAGGGGGTCTGGTCATGGAGCCATTCGCCGCGCTCTCCCTGATTTCCCTATTCAGTGGATTGCTTGCCGACGATCCAGTCGCTGGAGTGACCGCAAGCGCCTTATCGATGGGCATCCCTGGAGCGGCAGGACTCCTTGTATCCGCAGGAGCTTCCTTGGCCACTTCATTCGGCTGTTGTCATGGCGAAGCGGGAGGGGATCCCATTCACGGCCGGATACCTGAGACGAAGGACTCCCCGGATTCCAGCGGCTAGTGTTCGCCCACGCATCCCGAGGTCGTGTTGGGGATGAGCGAATCAACCATGATCGTCCGCTGCGTCTATTGTGGTGCTGAGATAGGACGAATTACTTTCGTTGTCGGTACACAGGTGGTTGGCTGTGGAAAGTGCGGCCGAAAGACGAAGGTCATCATCTACACAGATGGATCGGTCAAGGTGACCAGCTGGTAACAAGCCATCTAAGTAATCAGCGGTAGTAGTCAACTCGTACCACATTCTCGGATACTCCAAGCTCACTGGCGATTGAGCGGAAGAGTTCGCTCCGATTCCCCTCCTCCGCGTCACCGCGCTCTCTGATCATTCGTCTGCGAAGCATAATGGGGCTTATTAGCCCCTCCCGAATATGGGCCTGAAGGACTTCAAGCTCTCCCCTGCGTTC